AGAGGGCGCTACTTTCACGGCACCGGCTTTGACTAAATCGGGTTCTGTCTACGTTACAAACTTTCCCTTAATTGAAGGGAAAGACAATTTTCCAACTGGAATTTATTTAAACGTTACCCCCAAAGAATTAGAGTATTTAAGAAAAATAAAACCGCTTCTTAATTCTGGAAAATTAGTTATGTCGAACTGGCATCAAAACGAAAACTGGAAAAAACAAACAGAAGAAGAAGTTATCGGGTGCGGTACTACTCACTGTTTAGCAGGTTGGATTCAGATTTTTGAAAAAAATAAATATAACGATATTTCTGCCGAGGAATGCGGTAACATTTGCGCTCCGAACCTAGCATCTTTGTTTTTCCAAACAGAAGACATGGTAGAACGTATTATTAATACTTTAATCCCGGAATAATGGCAGCAAAACAGGAAGAAAAAGAACGCTTCTACAACGGCGACGGTGTAGAAGTTACTGAACGTATCGAAAAAGGAAAAACGCAGTTTTTTAAACGTCGATATTTAGCCCAGTGGTTCGCGGACGTGCGACGAAGCTACAGTTACGAAGTTTTTAACGGTCCGACAGGATCAAGCCGGACCGTAGTAGGTTATGGCGTTCCAAAATAACGGCGCCATGATTGACTACTATAACGATAACGCGGCGATTAGTAAGTCCGGTTTAGATAAAATCGACATTTCGCCGCTAGACTATTGGTGGAAGTACTTACGGCCCGAACGGGAACCGTATACGCCAGATAAACAGACGTTATTCGACAACGCGCTACGCTGCGCGGTATTCGAACCGAAAAAATTCGCGTCTAAATATGTAAAAATTCCGAACCTCAACAAATCGACAACAATCGGCAAGTCCGAATTCGCGTCGCTAACGCGTGCTGCGGAACAAAACGCGCAGTTACTTTTAACTTCGTCAGAATACGACAGTATTATAGCGATGCAGGCGGCTATTTTAAAACATATTACAGCGCGCGAACTGTGCACCAATGGACGCGTGGGAATTCCGGACAGGTTCGAAGAAAAAAACACCGGCGCGCCCATCAAATTTAAACCGCACTTTATCTGCAGCCACGGCATGGTCGTAAATCTAACAAGTACGAAGGACGCCTCGCTGTCAAACTTCCAGAAGGAAGCCGGTAATTTTCGCCACGACAAAAAAGCCGTCATACAAATGGAAGGCACCGGCTGCGATGGCATGGCTTTTATATCAGTGGAAGCCGAAGCGCCGTATAAAATCGGTATTCGATACCTGGACGATCGTTCTATATTATTGGGACGCGAAACGGTGGTGCGGAACTGCGAAACATACCTTAACTGTTTAGATTCTGGACTATGGCCCGGCTTCGATACTAAAATAGTGCCCGCGAGTTTACCGACGTGGTACTTTAAAAATTAACGAAAATGGAAAACCATAACGAAATAATTAACACACCTGTAGCGCCTACGCTTTCGGAAAAACAGGAACTATTTTTGTCGGAAGCCTTACAGGGTAAAAACATATTTTTAACCGGTAAGGCGGGAACTGGTAAGTCGCATATAACAAAAGTACTTATAGAACGCTTAAACCAGTCCGGCAAAAATGTAGCTGCTTTGGCTCCTACCGGAATAGCCGCGAATAATATCGGCGGCGCTACCCTACATTCTACGTTTTCGCTTCCACCTTTCGGCGTGCTAGATTATAACGCGTGTAATTTTGTGAAACCACAAAAACGCCTTATGTTAAAATCCATCGACGTAATGATCATAGACGAAGTTTCCATGCTGCGCCCGGATATTTTAGACGCTATAAACTGGACGTTAATAAAAAACGGCTGCGGTTCGCTTTTGGAAGTTCAGATTATATTTATCGGCGACATGAAACAGCTAGGAATAGTCGCAGACGACAATATGGTGTATGTGCTGCTTCAAAATTACGGCGGTGTTGAATTCTGGAAGGCCGACATTTACGCAAAACTAAACGTTATCAGTATCGAACTGGACGAAGTGCTTCGACAATCGGATCCGGAATTTATAAATAATTTAAACATAGTGCGCGACGGTAAAAAATCCGAGTACTTCCGGCAGTTTGTAAAAAACGAACCCACCGGAATAATTCTAGCCCCGCATAACTCAACTGTGCAGCGCTACAATATTGAAGGCCTTAACGCTATCGAAGGCAAAACCTATACTTTTGTAGCTACTACCGAAGGAAACGTAAAAGCGGCGGACTTTAGTCTTGAGCCTACAATCCAGGTAAAGGACGGTTGTAAAATAATGTATCTGGCAAACAGTAAAAATAACAACTTATTTAACGGCACTTTAGGCACTTTTAAAGTAGTGGACGAAGGAACGGAAGACGAACGCTATCTTATTGAAGTGGGCGCCGTGCGTTATGCTTTGGAACGGGTAATATTCGTTAAACGTGACTACGTTCTAAACAAAGAAGAAAACCGCCTAGAACTACAGAAAATAGGATCTATTACGCAGCTACCTATAAAACTGGCGTATGCGCTAACCATACATAAATCGCAGGGACTGACGTTCGACGAAATTACGGTAGACTTAACGCTTCCGTGTTTTGCAGAAGGCCAGATGTATGTCGCGTTGTCCAGGGTAAAAACTCCGGAAGGATTAACAATAATTACTAAAAAAAATAATTTAACGCCGGCGGGCCACGCATAAAACAAATGGAAGTAAAAGGATTCGTAAAAGTAGTAGGCGACGAATTAACGGTGTCGCCATCGTACACAAAAAGAGAATTAGTAGTAACCACGGAAGAACAGTACCCGCAGACTATAGCGATAGAGTTCCCGCAGGGCAAATGTAACGCGCAGTTAGACCAGTTAAAACCAGGCGAACGCGTTACGGTTTCGATTAATTTAGGCGGCCGCGAATGGGTTAACCCACAAGGCGAAACAAAATATTTTAATTCGGTCAAAGGTTGGCAGGTTAGAGTAGATACAACACCACAAACAGCAGCACCCGCAGCAGCGGCAGCAGCACCGGTTCCGGCAGCGCAAGCGTTCGCGCCTGCTACAGATTTCAAAGAAGAAGAATACGACGACGTACCATTCTAAAACTATTAATAAATAAATTATGTCAGAAATTCAAACACTAAACAACACGCAGGCCGTTTCCGTATTTTCGGACGCGACCGCTTTCGAACAGGCGCAGCGAATGGTCGCGCCTTTGGCAAAGTCTACCATGGTCCCGGCAGCGTATCAAAATAACGTACCTAACTGCATGGTGGCCCTGGAAATGTCCTACAGACTAGGCCGTTCCGTTTTGATGGTAATGCAAAACACCGACGTTATCTACGGGAAGCCTACGCTCGGTTCTTCCTTCGTTATTTCACTGATCAACGCTTCCGGATTGTTTTCCGAACCGTTAGACTTCGTGTTCGACAACGAAGAAGCGCCGACGTCATGCTACGCGACAACGAAACGCGCCAACGGTGGCAAAGTTTTACGCGGGACCACTATAACTATAGCAATGGCGAAGTCGGAAGGTTGGTGGGACAAAAAAGGCAGTAAATGGCCTAACATGACGGGTCAAATGTTAATGTACCGCGCAGCCGCTTTTTTTGGCCGTGTACACTGTCCGGACGTTCTTAACGGTATGCAGACAATCGACGAAGTTATCGACGTCGGCTACGTGGAAGAAACCAAAGGAAGCCCGTCGGTCGAAAAATTTAACGCGACCATTTCCGAAGCGAAAGACCCTGAAGAAACTACAGCCTTCGAAGAAGTTCCGGTAAATGAAAAAACCGATCTGGTGGAAACTACGCAAGCGATACAGGACACCGACGTCGTTTCGTTCGAAGAAGTCGACAACGGACAGCCAAAGGCAGCCGAAACGCCTACGGAATTTACACCCGCTGCAGCGTCCGAAAATCTGGAAGAAGACGAAGACTTCTAAAATAAATCAACTTAAAACGTAAACCGTTAATTTATTTTATTATATTTACTGCGGTTTATGGTTTTGATTAATAGTCATTAAACGGCTTCTTTCGGGTGGCCGTTTTTTGCGTTTAATAAATCCGGTAATAATATCGCATAAAAAAACCTTCGCGCGGAAGGTTTTGTTTTACTTTGAACAGACCGGACCCAAAATTCCGGCGTTCGTCTTAATGTTTTCTTTTTTGTGTCTGTCTGCTGTCCCGTTTGAAAATATATAAATTTTCTAGGTTCCGGCTTCGCGTCGGACGCTGCAGCAAAACAAACGTTTTCGAAAACCTGCTTAGGGTGCGTTACACGAAACCGCGTACAGGTTTGGAAATTCTTTTACTGGTGTGGTTTTTTCGGCGTAACCTGTAGAAGCCGCGAATAGCATCCCGCCAAACAATACGACTGCAAAAAATAATTTTTTCATTTTATATGTTTTAAATTAATTAAAATCAAATATAGCGAAAAAATAAAAACCACCTAATAAATTAAGTGGTTTTTTTCGATGTCCCGTACGGGTGCGCCCGAAGGCGTTACGGGAACTATTATCGTACAACGTGCAGACAACGTAAAAACTGCGCGTATTCCTTCGCTATTTTTTCCGCTTTGTCTTTGCCGTTTATAATTCTGCGCGCGCCTATTGGATCCTGTTTGCTTTCGTTAAAATACATTTCTAAACATTTGCCGGTAAAATCGCCAAACGAAGAAGCGCCGCGGGTCATTCCTTCAAACATAATTTTAACCGCTACTTCCATCGTTAGCGCTAGTTCCGGATTTTTTAATAAATCGATACCCAGAAGGCGGCCCATTATTTCGTAATTTTCATACCAGGTTAACATAACATGTCCGCGCCCGTAAAATATTTTATTCGGAAAAACATACGCTACGCCGGAATGCTTTATTTTCTTCCCGTACGGCCGCGTTTTTCCTTTTCCGTATTCTTCTATGGGTTGCATCGTTTTGTCGGTTTCGTGCCATGCTGTCGCAAGCATGTACGCGAGCCACCGAATATCCGAAAACCCGCTGCGTTCCCATTCGTTAAAAATAGCTTCGATACCTTCTAACTGTTTCTGCAGTATTGATTTTTTAAATACTGCCTTAAAGTCCGTATAAAATTGTTTTCTGTTGATCTGCATAATTACGGTAATTTCATAATAAATAAACTAACGATATACGGCTGCATGTTTTGATTGACGCCAGAAACACCAGTGGTCCCTGTTTCGTCTACTTTTCCACTGCCTATATTCGACGATAGTTCTACATTTGCATTTAGTGTCGGACCTGTACCTGTGTCGTTAACAGCTTTTAAACCTGTTGAAAATTCTATAGAATTATGTTTATGCGAAACAATTACAGCGTCTTTCGACCCGCCAATAGCTCCTAGCGTTGGATAGTTAGGTCCGTAACCAATACCTGTGCGTCCGTTTCTGTCTTTCGTTCCGTTGTTACCGTTACACAATGCAAAGCCTTCACACAAATTAATACCTAACCCCATGTTTACACCAGGCGTTAAATCAAAATTTGCAGAAACAAACGCAGCATCTACGTCAAGTTCCAAAACTTGGCCTGGAAAAATAAGCGCTTCAAGTCTGTTTTTTAGCCACAGTGTACGGTTTGATAGTTCTAACAGTGGTCGATTATCTATTCCGCCTAAACCGCCTTCTACCGGGTCTGTAGTTTCAAACTGATAAACTCCCGTTTCCCACTGCGATACTTCTGGTTGATTTGCCATTTTTTAAAATTTTAAAATTGAATTGTCCAGTTTCCGTTCAAAATAATGTCGGAATTTTTGTTTATAAGCGCGCGAACTTTACGCGCAAAAACAGTGTTATCAACACACAAAATTCCAAACTCCTGTATAGCTATTCCGTTAGCTTCGCCTGCTCCAATTTGGAATTCGAAACGTACAGAATTTGCAGAAGGGTAAGAAACCGCGCCCAGTGCTTTAGTAAACGCGCCTGTAATAGCTACGTCGGTTCCTACTGGTGCCGTTCCGTTTGTCCCTACTGCTATCTGTGTTAATTGTTTGTTTGTGTCGCCTGCTCCTAATAATCGCATAACAGCAGTACGACCACCGTTAAGTACTAGATTATTGTCAACGTAGTTTTCAATAACGCGGCCAGTGATGGCGCATATTACTTGAAGGCGAAAAATACCTTTTAAATCCCCTAATTTATCGTTCATAATTATAAATTTACAATATTAATAGTTAATGTGTCATGCGATTCAATGTAATTAATCGAACCGTCGTGATTATGCTCGCCGTTATAAAACCGCGCAATATATCCAAGGTCTTCGTCCAGTGTCGGCGCTTCAAATATAATATTTAAAATGTCGTCGAGCGGCGGAAGCACGTCCGCGATTTGCAGCGAATACGTTATGCCTTCAAGTACAGACCGAACCGGTTTATATTCCCTTAATAGTTTGGCTAAATCCGACTGCGAAACGCCGTCAACGCCTACCGTGTCGCCGATAACTGAATGTACAGTAAAACGCGCCCAGTCATGCGCAGGGTCGCCGGTGTCTATTCCTTCGACAAGGTCTGCGTCTGCGTATCCTACCAACTGCATAGCCTGGCGAATAGCCCAAACGGTACCCATGTATCGCTTTAATTCTATAGCCTGCTTTATGATTCCGCGGCGCTGTTCGTCGGTAGTTGCCAGGGCGTAACCTCTAAAACCGTCAATATCAAATTGTCTAGCTAGCTGCGGTACAGCCGAAGCCGACACCGTGTCGATAACATAAACCAGTAAATTTTCTAATTCTACGGAATTCATTCGCGCGTTAACCATTGCGTCGAACGCTGCCAGGTGCGAAATTCCAGCGATAGAATTCGCGAGTATATTTTCGTTTGTCTGGCTCATTTATTGGCAGGTATCAAAATTATAAATAAAATTTGAAGGTAACAGTAGAAAAAGTTCCGTTTCTGTTTTTACAGGACATTTTACCCGCTGTATGATGCTAGTAAAAGCCGTATTAAAAAATATTAATATTATGAATACTTTTATATATTTTTTCATGTAAAATTAACCTACATTTGTACCGGTAACAGTAACGTTAATATCGGTAATGTTTGCGAACTCCGTCGATCCTATTATTAAATTCGACGCCGGCACCGTTACGTTAGCATCGTACACGCCGTCGATAATACATAACGCTTTAATTTGCGAAATAACGATGTCCTGCCCTAACAATTTACGGCGGCCATCGCGAAACGCTTCTAAATTCGCTTGCACTATCGGTAAAATATCCGACTGGACCGCACCATCGTACAGCGTCAACCCTACCGTTATATCGGTATTGACGGCTGTAGGCGAAGTTACAAAAATAACATCGTTTAGCGGTCGTATCCGGTCGGCGTTTAGTATCGCTTCGACAGCGGTTAAAATTTCTGGCGGCGTAGTAGTTAAACCTTCAACTAATGGAAATATTTCGACGGTTCCCGGAATAACGTCCCCAATGGAATAACCGGCCGGAATAGTATCTCCAGACTGGTAGTGCCTATTATCAACGGCCACGTCGATAATTAACGGGCTAGCAGTCCGCGCCCAGTATTCGTATGCCTTATAAGGTCCTGCAGTGGAGAAGCTATTCGGAGCCAAACGAATACGATCGCGAAGCGCGTCGTCGTTTTCTTCGTCGGATCCAGATTCCGAAACAGTGGTATTACTCGCAGTTTCTAAATACGGCTGCGGGTCCAATATTACAGAAATAGTACCAATGGCGTAGTCGTTAGATAGTTCGCCGTTAGTTTGGGCCACTGCTATAACTTCGACGGTGTCGTCGGCTGCTAAAACTTCCGTGTCCTGTATTAATTCAAAAATAGCCCTTCCGTCAGTGGAAGAAACGCGCAGGCCCGAAGGAATGACGACGTCGCCGTGTCCGGTTACTAGCGTTAATAATAACGTAGTTTGCGCCGGCTGCGAAGTAAGTCGAACCACGCCTACCAATTCGCCCAGGTAGTCCAACATAGGGAAACGGGCGAACGCGACTAGGTTCTGAAGTGCTGCGTCCTGTATCTGGTTACGGATCAACAATTCCCGATAAGCGAAGGCGTTAATAAGTAACTGTTCCACCTGCGCCGGTTCCAATGTTCGGCCGGTGCGTGCTTCGTAGTCTGCTTTCATTTCGGCGACTATAACCGCCGGATCGCGCTCGATAAAAACTGGAGTAGGTAAGGACATGTTTATTTTTTACCGTTTATTAAATTAATCAAAAAATTTTTAAGACCATCGACTAAGGCACCTAAAAAGGTATCAACATTAAATCGATACAAAATGAATACCATTATTTTTTCCGAAGTTATAGCTATAACCCCTATAATAGCGCCTGCATAGTCGCCAAAATTATTAGTAGTAACGAACGGATAAATAAACCAAGCCATACCGACACCAGTAACGTACGATATGAATACCCTTTTCACTGTTAATTTTTGTGTTTTTGATTTTATAGCCAATCCAATAGATATAGCAATAGAAGCCGGAACACCTGCTTTGATAAGGAAATTATAAAACTCGTTTGTTGCGTCCATAATAATAGTAAATCGCGGGTATTGCTATAATTAATAAAATCTCATTCCAACCTAATTTTGTCGGATCCAAAAAACATTCATCTATTAAATTATTGAATGCTATTGACAAAAAGAAAAAAGTCCAAAAATTATTTTTAATAATAAAAATATAAATACTAAGAAGCATAAACGTTATTGCTATCCCAATATAAAAAGAACCTTTAGGTAAATAACTCCAAAATAGATATGTAGCTAAACTTATTAGAATAGCTAAAATTAAAATCCTATTTTGGTTTTTTTCCGACATTATCTGTCTTTTGGTCTTGTTCCAATTAGTTCTAATTCCTGCGTAGCTAATATTTCAATTGCTTGTTGTATCGCTTTTTGTTCCGCTTCTGTTGCGGTTCTTCCTAGCACTAAGTTTTTTGCATCCATTTTTTAATTTTTAATATTAAATTCTTTTTCAAAAACAGTGATTGTTAAAATTCCGCCATATTTAAAAACATCTTCCGACAAATTATTATCTCTATCAAAAACCCAAAAAACAGCCCCCGCAGTAGTGCTATTAGGCACAAATCTACCAAAAGATTGAGTTTTCAAGTCAACTTGTTTACATTCGGCTGTCATTCGGCTAAAATCATATTGCGGACAGTTAATTTTACCAACGTCGAACGCTTCAAAAGGTCCAAAATCAATTCCAGTGTTGTTTCTTAATTCTATAAATGTTGAAAACCCATAAAAATCCTGTTGTATAAAGTATTGCGCTTGTTTTAATTCCATCAAAGGATTATAAAACCTATTTTTAAACTCGGTTTTAGTCATTCCAGGGTTAAAACATTCATCCAGCACAACCTCTAAAAGACTTCCTTTTCCATCCGTATTATTCCAATCCGTAACAAAAAAAGTACTTACATCCTCAACGGTTCGCATTATTATTTCTTTTGGGGTTATGCCTCTAATAATGTATGTTTTAGGCAAAAATTTTCCGCTTAAATTATAATCGTTAAGATTTACAGATTCAATAAATCCGTTCGTAGAAACACTATAAAGAATGCCGTTAAGTTCATCGTAACAACCGCCAAAAGAAGGCTGAAAATCTATATTATCTATTATAGACATGGTAGTATCTTCAACGTTTACTAAAATGCAACTTTTGTTGTTTGGTGACGGGATTACAGAAAACAAAGCTACGCAATTTTTTAAAAGAGGGAACGACGGTATATATACCATGTCATCAGTTATTCCGTCACCTACAAAAATAGACGTTACCGCTAGCGTTGTAAGATTTACCCTAGCAAAATAACAATTACTTCCGTTATTAGCAAAATAACCCCATAGCCCATCCGGTGAAATATATCCAGAATGAGCGCCATGTCCATTTCCGAAAGACATAGCCGTAGTACTTGTAAGTGTAAAATTAGCGCATGAAATTTTAAACAAAGAAGGGTTTACGTCAGTTTCTGAAACAATAAAAATACTGGTTCCGTTTGAAATTATAGGCGCAGAACCACTAAATTTAAGCGATCCCATGCCCGCGATGGTGTGAACTGTATAATCGGTAATGTCGTCCGGATCGTTTATAACTACCAGTTTAGTAGTATTAGATATTGCAAAGTAAATTTTATTATTTACAGCATCATAACAAACAGATTCAATTCCCTGCAAAGAAGTAACGCTTGGAATAGTAATAACGGTTCTATTTGCCGGATTGTTTATGTTATCTAAATCATTGTAAGCAATAAAAGTTCCCGCACCACGTGTTCCAACATAATATTTATCATTAACGAATAAAGTGCCGTGCGCGTTTCTAAAATCGTTATTTGGGCAGCGCTTTAATATTGTAGCTATATTTTCCGATTTTTTAGCTAGTTCGTTTTCATTCAAAGAAAGGCTTCCGGTAAAAGCATCTAAATTTAAAGGCGACTGCGCTGTTAAAGCGGAAGGATTGTTTATATTAGGGACAATATTTACAGCTATAGCCTTCAACACTTGACGCATAACCGCGGGTGTGATTTGGTTAGTGTCATTGTCTATAATCAAATTGTCGATTATTTCCGATAAATTTTGCTGCGCATTTCCGTTTGATTGATTTACTGCCATAACTTAATATTTTTTAACTAAAATCTAAACTAAAACCGGAACTAAAAGCGCGCCCCGATTCGTCCGGCGTTCGTACGGAATTTATATTGAATGAAATTTCGGCCGTTTCTCCGCTTTGTAGCAGTGTCAAATATAAATAAAATTTAATTTGTTCGCCTTTAATTTCGTATATTATTTTATTTATAATAATACGGGCTTCCCATTTACCTAAACAGTCTATAATTTCGGCCGAAATTAATGCAGCGGAAACTTTAACCGGTTTATCTATGTGTCGCCATATATCGGACCCGAATAACGGGCGCAGCGGGTCGCTTCCTTTGGTGGTAAGTAGTATAATTTGCACACACTGGCGAATGTCGTCGATACCTTGAGCCACGGTTCCGGAAGCGCCTGTCGATATTTGCCAGTTAATTTCTGTTATGTCTGATAATTTTGTCGCCATTTTTTACGGTATTGGGGTTCCAGACGTTCCGCTTCCTGAGGAAACTCCGCCGTGTTTGTGTGTTCCTAGATCTAAAGTTCCGGCTACTACCGTCGTTCCTTTGACTTCGCCGGTAAAATTCAAGTTACCGCCTGCCATTGTCATTCCTGGGCCAGAAATAGAAGGCGCGGTAATGGCAGCAGAAGCCGCAACGTTAACCGCTGCTATATTTCCGACAACGTTTAAATTTCCGGTTATCGTTGTCGCCCCTGTTATATCTGTCGTCGCCTGTATTGCTACATTTGTCGCGTCGACGTTAACCGCTTCGGCGTCCACGTTTACCACTGTCGCGTCTACGGTTACGGTCGTCGCTGTAACGTTAGCTGTTTCGGTTTCTATATTAACTTCGCTGTCCGATTTAATATTAATTTTGCCCTTAATATCGATGTTATATTCGTGCGTGGCCCGATTATATTCGATACTGGAATTATCCGAAAATTTAACCCTTACGACGTCTTTATTTCCGCCGTCTGGGTTCGTTTTATTATTGAAAATAGCCCCTAAAATTACGCCCTCGACAGATTCGTTATCCATCATGCAGGCCACCTGCTCGTTAATATCGAAAATATGGAAAAATTTATTTTCCTTTGCGCCCATTGTTAAGATTTGAAGCGGTGCCGAAACGATGCCGTCGTCCATAAATGTAACGCGTGCGTACATTTTAGCGACGTCTATCTCCGTAATAGTCCCAAATCTTAAAGACATATTTTTTACTCGTTAAAAGGGTTTGTATTCGGTACAAAAGTAATAATATTACCCGTATTTACAGGGTCATAAATCATTTTTTTATAATTTTCGACCGTCGTGCTGCTAGGTCGTTTCGTTTTTTTCTTCGCTTTCGAAATACGCTGTATATTTGTGGGCGTCTGCAGGCGTTTAATTTCGCAGTCGGTAGTATATCCGCCGGACTTGTCTAATTTGTGCGTGCTTTCTTTTATATTCCATTTGCCGGATAGTTTTCCGATACCGGTAAACGTGAAATTATTACCGGCGACAGCTAGGCCGTTTCCTTTTATCGTAATACTTCCTTCCTGTTGGTTTGAAGCCGACAAATGCATAACCGATTTTGCGACCGCTTCCGCCTGCTGCTTATTTTCTACGCGTACATGCGTGACGGCTTCGTCCTGGTTTTCGATGTCTTCGTATTTGTAGCCTTCTTCTTCCTGCCATTTTTTATACTCCAGGTCGGCTTCTACTTTTTCGTTATCCTTCGCCGACTTCGATTTTACTTTCGCAGATTTTACGGCGCCGGTCGCTTTATCTTTTATGGTGTAGCTAGTTAAATCGGTTTTGTCCAGGACGAAAGATTCGCCGCGTTTCTCTAGCCCATAAACCGAAGTAAACGTAATCACTGATTCGCGGACCGAAAAAATAATTCCAAACTGGCCGGCTATTCTTTTTAAAAATGCCAGATCTGTTTCCTGGTTTTGGGTGGCGCGGCCGATTGTTATTTCCGGAATTTCGCCGGCAATAGTTAAGGCGTTTTTTTGGGCTACTTTTTCGGCGATCTGGCGCAGCGTTTTATTTTCGTGTGCGTCGGATTTTTTCGTCCGCAGCGAATTAACGATACCTGTAGCCATGCCGCGAATACTAACCGTATCCGGTGGTCCTTTGGCTCCTATTTCGTCAATCTCGAAAACGCCGCATTTCAGTTCGCCGATTGAAACGGTTAATTTTGCGCCTTTTTCTGGGTACCAACCGTTCAGCCATCGCGCGTCTACGTCTTCGAGTTCGATTTCGATTTCGTCGCTTTCGCCGTGCGTTTTATCAGTGTAGGTAACAGACAACGCGTACCGAACCACGTCGGCAGTTATGTTTTTAGAATTATATAAAACTTTTAGTTCGGTTCCTTCTATATTCATCGTTTCCAGGGCGGTAATAGTTCGCTGTCTATTTTAACTTCTGCAGTTTCTAGTATTGGTATAATAATACGCGTGCCGGCTTCCAATATCGGCGACACTACAGTGGTCGTATTCGCTTCTATAATTCCGTTAATTAATAAGGCGTTACCGTACGCGGCTTCTGCGATGGTATCCCATCGGTCGCCGGCTTTTACTATGTATTCGTAAAATTCCATATTAAACGCGTCTTATTATCGATTTATTATTGATGCCTACGACGGAAGTTTTAACCGCTTTTATTGAATTCTGCAAATTATTATTTAAGATTTTAAAACCTGCAATATCCGAAACGGGAAGCACGGCTTTTATGTCCTGTATTCTGGAATACAATCCAGATAACGCCGAAGGTATTCCGGTAGTTATACCTGTTAACAATTCTATAGCTGTTATTTTTTCATTTATAACGGTTATGTATTCTTCCATTTTATACATGGCCGCGTCTATTTTTCCGGAATAATACGCAGCAGTCGCCGGATTTTTTTCTATGGCCGTAGCGTACTGCGTGGTTTGTATTCCGGACGCCTGGATATCCGAAACGCTGTCCGATACCGTAAGCCCTTCAGATAACTTCGGCGGTAGTGCGCTTCTAACGTTCGAACTTTTGTCGGACGTAGCGAAGGCCTTATCTACTTTTTTCTGGCGCTCCTGGTCCAGTGGTTCGTCGTTATAACATTCCAGTAATTCGACCGACAGCGTCGCTTCTATAAGGTTGCCGTCCGGATCCGTGAACGAAGTAGTTTTATTTAATGATGGTATTACGAAATTACCCACCACGCGGCCGCTTCCTAAAACTAGCGGAAGAATTTCGCGGTCCGACATAGCCGCCCGAAGCGTTTCGATAGCTTGGTCCGGATCTATAAAATCCGCATGCAAATACATATCAAAATTTATAGTATCTAGGCTGTCGCCTACAGGTTCCAAGCGTGGCTTCCCTTTTATTCGTTCGTGCTGCGCATAGTTGACCGCGTAGGATTCTTCGAACGAAGTAAACCCGTTTAAGCCTTCAAAAATAATATTTCCTAGTTGTGCGTACATTTTGTAAACTTATAAAAAAATATTGATTAATACGCTAATCTTTGCTTCCGATCCATTGCGGCCTGTATTTCTCTGACTAGCTGCGGAATTAACGCTTTTAATTGTGTCGAAATTTCCTGCGCGTTTCCACCGCCAGAAATAACCGGCGCGAAATGTACAGTTATACCCGAACTGCCACCACCGCCACGCGAAGCGGACGCGTTCGGTGCGAGCGATTTACCCATGCCGCCGGACGACTTGATCAGTGACGGGCTGCCTTTTTCAATTCCTTTTTTAGCCCCTTCGGTAATATTAACACCGTAGTCCATGAAAACCTTTGAAGGCGACGCGATACCTAAAACAGACTTAAACGCGCCGGCTATTTTACTGCCGATTTCCTTAACAAAATTAAACAGCGCAGCCGCCTTCGCTTTTATACCGTTCCAGATTCCCATAACAATGTCCGAACCTATCGAAACGAATTTAGCAGGTATTGACAGGAAGAAATTTAACGCGCCCATAAACCACCCTTTTACCTTCGTCCATATCTGACTAAAAAAACCGGGAATTTTATCCCAGTATTTTATAACCAGTCCGATAGGTCCCAAAATAAGAACGCCCCAGTTTTTTATAAAATCCCACATTTTAGAAAATCCGGATTTTATACTAACCCATAAACCAGAAAAAAAAGATTTCACTTTGTCCCAGTTTTTAATTAGCAAATAACCGGCCCCAATTAATGCGACAATACCTAGAACTATCCACGTTATCGGGTTAGCTAGAAATGCCAAATTTAACGCCGTCATTGCTGCAGTCATTCCGCCAGTAACACCGGTACCGGCAACAGTGGCAAACGTATAGGCTAACTGTGCGGTTTTTATGGCGTTAAATAGCGACCTTCCTAGCGCTATAGTTTTGAACAATCCACCAAATACGAACGCTGCGGCAGAAATTCCCAAAGACAACAACGACAGGGCTGCTACTCCCTTCATGATACTTCCGGTTAATTCTGGGTTTTTCTGCGCCCAGGCATTAAACCGGCCAGCTATCTTTCCGACTTCGGCCATTACTTTAGTAACCTGTGGTAATAATGACTTCCCTAATGTTTCGGCTACTTCGCCGAATTGGATACGCATTTTTGAAGCGGAAGTAGCCGTATTAGCTGCCTGTCCTTTTACCTGGCGTTCTACTGCCTTGAGTACGTATTCCTGTGCTGCGCCTAGTCCTTTGGTCGCCTGGATCTGTTTAATAAGTGGAATGTCCGCTTTATTTAACGCACCCGTACGCGCTAGCGCTGTGGCTCCTTTAGCCGGATCCTGTAACGCCTTCCCTAATAAGACGGCGTTTTGTGACGCTTCGCCAAAACCGCCGGCAGCTAAATCGAAGGCGGCCGCTGTGGCCCTGTCAAAAGTCCCAGACATTCGCGCCGTTTCGTCGCTTACCTTTTTAAAGGTAGCTATTTTAGACTGCACCATCATTATTTCTTCGTCTTCTACTCCGATCTTTGTCTGGAGTTCTGACGCGTAAGCCGCCGCCGCCGTAGCTGCTTTGTTATCGGCTTCGCCCATAGTCTTAAATGTCTGCTCTAGTCTTCTGGTAGCTATTTCGGATTCTTCCGCAGCGTTGACCACTAACCCGATACCGGCAGCGGCAGCCAACCCGATAGCACCAGTAGCGCGCCCAACCGCGAACGCTTTGTCGCCCATTTTAGACAGGTTAGCTATTGACTTCTGCGAACGTTTCGACGCAGCGGCTATAACTCGCGACGCTTTGTCGGAAGCCGACAATACAAGCGCTATTTCGAATTCTTTTTTAGACATTTTTTTTAGTATTAAAAAAAACCGCAACCGAATTACGGTGCGGTTTTTTTATTCTTCCACTTTATTTAATTTGTTATGTAGTTTTTCAGATTCTACATACCAGTAGTAACATTCGTTACCGTCCCACTCGAATAATTCAGTTAACGGCGTGTTTGTGAAATGCGCCAGAAATGTTAATTGTTCTGGCGTTACAAAAAAAGTTCGTTTATTGGTTTGAGGATTTTAAAATAATCCATTCCGTCCATTTCGGCGAAGTCTTCCTTTTGTATTTTGGCTCCGTCGATGGTGCACAATATAGCGCCTAAACATTCGGCCAAATCGGAACCGTCGTCGTTCATCAGTCTTTTAGCCTGTTGGACGTGTTTTCCTTTAAATCTACTAATTTTACATTTTTTGCCGCTAGGTAAATCGAATTCTAGCCATTCGTTACGTTCTTCGGCACTTAAAGCGTTCGGTTTATTCGACGCTGCTGTGGTTGGTCTTGGTCCTGCCATTTATATAGTGTTTATGATTACGATTTTTTAACCGCCGATATTCGAACGGTAATTAGCAAACAGGTCGACACCGTCAACACTGAAAACGTTAGCCATCGCGTCGAAGTCGATAATTTCCTGCCCGTCGATTTCCAACTTGTAAGCGGTTAACGTCATTTTTGACGTGCTCTCTACGTTGTCGTGCTGTTTGTAGTTTCCTGCCGGGAAGTTTTTAGGATACCCAGTAAGATACGCAACGCACGCCACTTCCTGCAGTAAACCGCTGCTGTCGTAAGTTTCCAAACTTGAACGGACCTGCAGCTTCATTACTCCGCGAGGGTTCGCGTATTTCTTCATAATGTCCGGGTAGAATGAATTCCATTTGATCGACGCTTCCATTTTATCAACGCCGGAAAACAGTTCTATTTTTCCGATCATTCCGACCGACTTGTGTTCCGACATCATAAATGAAATATCCGGAAGGTTGATTTCTTCGGCTTTGCCTAGCTGTGACGCTCCGTCTACATAGACGTTAGCGTTTGTAAGTCTGTTAACGTTCATTATACTAATTGTGCTAATAGGTTAATATCTATGTAAGATTTAAACGTAATACGTTCGGCAGGCGATGGACCGGCAAAAATCAATTCGAAAGTAACATGTCCTGCGGCTAGTTCTTCCGCGCTGTTGTCTTCGGTATTATAAACTACTTTACTGCCTGGCATACATGCGCCACGGCCGATAAGTGTCTTAAAAAATCCGTTTCCAGTGTCGCGAATAGCGTCTATAAGCGCCTGCGTTAGCGGTTTATCGATAAACTGTAACGATGCCTGTTCTAACGATTCATGCACTACGTCCGCCATTCTGCGGATAGGTATAAAATTCTTTTGCGCCGTGTTGGTAGGGTACGAAGCGGAACGGTTGCCCCATGTGCGTGTCCCGGTTCCAAATCCTGCGAATATCGTAGTTATTCCCACGGAATTTAACTGGTTCGCTTCCGTCTGCGCGTCATTTACCGAAGCAGTGACAACGTATTCCGGTCCTAAAATACCGAATATTTCGTGGTTTGAAGGCGAAACCCAGTAACCTTCCTGCGCGTCTACACGTGACATAACCCCCGCCATAAATGGACCATAAGGCACGTTTATAGGTCCGTCGGTAGCAACGTCGTAAACTTTCAAATGTGGCATTAATAAATATGCCCGTTCGCTCGACGTGTTGAAATTCATAGAAGAAGCAGGACCACGCCCTGCGATACCTGCAGAAATTCCGGTACCAGCCGGCGCGTCGATTAATGCAATAGCCCGATACTTCGGAGCCGCTGCGATTAATTCAGTAGCTACCGCAGGAAGTACAGACGTCCCAGGCGCTAGTAAAATTTTAGGATAGAAACCGAAGGTATTAAAAATTAATTCCCAACATTTCATACCCGTACGAACTCCAGAAGTATTCGCGCCGATCATTTGCGCGGACGTGATCGTTCCGGTGTCCAGTTTTTTATATGTGAATTTTAAAACCAACCCTTCCGAAGCTACAGCAGACAACGCGGTAAAATTACCGAAGGCGTCCAGTTTGTAGTCGGTTCCTTCAACACCTGTAAACGGTGTTGTTCCGTTGGTTAAAAAAACACTTACGGCGCCGATTGGAGCTGCAGTAAGTTTTAATTTTCCGTTTGTGATGGTTTTTGATTCCGTAGTGACTTGCGCCGTGTTGTCTGCAACGCTAAAGGTGTTAACCACTATAACAGTGGCCGGACCTTGTTTAAAAATTGCATCTAACGCCTGCGGAATATCAAAACCAGGTAAGCGCCGCCCGAATTGGGCTGCGTCATTTGGCGAAAGTACCAACGTGGGAACGTTAGCGGCTCCGGTTGGTGCAATACCTACCAATGCAATAACTGACGAATTAACTATCGTTACAGATCTTCCGCCCTGCTCTATTTCTGTGGTTTCGACACCGTGTAAATAAGCCATTTTTTTACTGTTTTAGGATTCTTCCGGCGGGACTACCGTAGTGTCTTCGCCATCTAAATAAGTTATTTTTTTTAATAAGGTGATCCAGGTGTCGCCCTGGTCGTATGCTTGTACGCTCATGTTTTTTCCCTGGAATATGACCTGGTACTGCCACATGTTATTCCTTTTTTCAGCGTCTGGCTGCCCGATTGTGTGGTGTTTTGAAACTTGTAATTTCGAAACGCCCTGCGGTCTAAAATCAGTTAACGCCTGTTTTAATATTTCCGTCAATGTATAGATCCCTTTCGGACCTCTTAAAAATGTGGATTCTATTAAAATCTGAATGAAAACTTTTTCGTTTTGCGAAACTTGAGCAGTGCTTCGCGTTCCTTCGTATTCTGATCCGGCATATATTACCGTCATGCGCGCTTCGCCTGTACCTAGTTCGGTTTTTTCCGCTTCGGTTTCTGGCAGTTTTTCAACTGACACACCCGCTTCCGCGAACGGCTGCAGTCTTTCGACAATCTCGTCTTCTAGTAATTCGTAATTCATTATTTTATATAAGGTTTTTTTACTAAACGCGCTACAAACGTGTCGCCGTCTACTTTTGTCTTCACTTCCTTAACGTTAAAATAACCGATTACGTTGTCGGCGTCGCCCTGCTGTGTAATAAGAACGTATTCCGCAACCCCTGCGTCTACTGATTCCTTTAACCCTGGGAAGAAGCCCGCCCGATATTCCATAAATGGCTGATCTGGGTTCCAACTATCTATTCCCGAAAGTTCCTGTTTTTCGGAAGGGTCCTTATATCCTACTTTAGCAGTTAATAATACATTTGACACGCTACTGGTCCATGCTGCATCGTAACCCATTAAGTTAGTAACGACGTCGAACGCTTTCGTTTTTAGCGTGTCAAATATATTCATTTCATTATCGGGCTAAAAGAACGTTAACCGTCTCGGATCCATCGGCAGCGGCTTCGTAGGCATAGCCTACAAACTTATTTGTTGATGCAGTAGTCGTAACGTTACCGTTAGACGCTGCTAAATAAATTTTCGCACCCTGCGCAATAGCGCCAGAGGTCGCCTTCGGAAGTGTGAAAACACCTTCTAAACAAACAACAGCGTCCGCGCCGTCTGCGTAATCGCCGTTAGAAATACCAACAGTATCGCCAACGATAACCGACTGGCCAGAAACCAACGCCCCGGAATGTGCTAACAGTAATAAGGTACAACCTTTTGCTACAAAATTTTTCATTTTTTATATTTTATTTTGGGGCCTTTACCGGCCCCGATTATAAATAATTTAAACCAGAATACTAAGCCGGTGCGGCTCCGTTATTTCTGTACATTCCACGCCAGTCAATAGGTTTTGCAGCGAACACCATACGGGCTTTTACTTCGATTCCATCGATGTTAAACCCTTCGTGTTGGTCGATGAATAGTTCTTCTTCGCCCGCTAAAAATGCGTATTCTACAGTGTCGATAGTTGCAGGGTCTGCAATTAAAAACCACTCGTAGTTCGTAATTCTAGGTTCTACAATTACTGTAAGACCTACCAACGCGCCCACTGGTACGTTAGCCTGTGAGTTAGCTGTATAATTCGCGCTAGTCATTTTCATAGCTAAAAACGCGTTTTTAGGACCTACTACCAAAAATTTAGGCGCTACAGTAATAAAGCTACCGTCTGGACCAGTTTGTTTCATGAACAACTGATACGCTACCGTAAGACTAGCTTCCGATAGAGCCGTTCCGCCAGTACCTAAGTTACCCGCAGTTCCTGTATAATTTCCGTGGTCTGCGTGAAACAACGCTTTACCGTCGCCCATCAAAGACAAGCCGCCAGATAAAATAGTGTTATACACTAAATTAGACTGCAACTGCGCCGCTTTTGCTGCGAATGCTTGCGGAATTCTAGTGAATGCCGACAAATCGTCGTTAATGATTGCTTCCCAGGTAATACCGATAATTTTACCGTATTTTGCCAGTTGGTAAGTTTCGCCAGATTCTGACAAAGTACCGTATTTGTATTCTGCTCCTTCTTTTACTTCTTCCAAATCCCCTAGGATTTCAGAAAGACGAACGCGAGAAATAGGTCTAAAATCCGAAATTGTAGCACGTCTGGCCCACGCTTCGAAAGTTCTATTTTGCAGTGCATACTGTGCCAACAATGTACGGTTAACTGTATCCATTAACAACAGCGGGAAGTCTGTAGTATGATGTAAACCCCTTACTCTACCACCTAACGCGATAGTCGCGATAGTTTTCGGCGTCATTCCGGCGGTGCGTACACCCGAACGGATAAGAGCCTCTTCGGCAAATCTTAAAAGCGTTTGCCCTTTGAAGTCGGCCGCAGCGCGAATTCGTTCCGGCTCCATAACTTTTATAGAATTCGGATCTACTCGAAGCACTAAGGCGTCAGCCATTGCGTTTCTAGTTTTTTCTGCGTCAGTGTGTACCTGTTCTGCAGAAGCTACAGGATTTACGGGTTGTAATTTTTCCCATTCCTGTAATGCGCGTGTAGACGCTACGTCTACGCTAACGCCTTCTTCGATTAATGTATTTGCCAACGTGTCCGGAAGGTTTAACATTCGGACTTTGTTTTGAATACTTAAAACCCTGTTGCGTTCTTCGGTAGCCGCTGCGCGTGTTTGATCAGCGTTACCCGGTACTGTAGCCGGCGCCGCTGCTGTTGCAGGTGTTCCCGGTGTTACCGGTGCTTCGTTTTCCATTGTGTTTTCTTTAGATTCGTTACTTTTTTCTTCGGTTGTGGTTTCAATTATAGTAGTTTCTTTATTTTCTTCGCCTTCACTTCTAACGCGGCTATTTACGTCTGCCTGTACCGGAGTGAATGAAATTTCTGTAGCTTCCCATTTAGTAGCCCTGTATAATGCTTTCTGTCCTTCTTTTCGGGTTACTTGGTATTCGAAAACATTATAACCAACGGAAACACCGGTAACGATTTTGTCTCGAACCTTTTCCATTAGTTTAGTGTCGTCTTCTGTATTTCCGAAACGGATTTTAGCGATACCGGCGTTGTTTTCAAATCTGGCATTTTCGACAACACCAACAACAACGTCGGAAGTTTTGCCCCAACGGTTGTGATTATCCAGAGCAGGCGCTCCGTTATTCAGTCTAGTTAAATCGCCGTTTTCTGGCATACATACCAGAACTTCGTCTACCATTTCGTAAGACTCCCAATCGAAAGTTCTAACGGCGGTTTCTGTAGCGAAAATAACCTCTACAGTTCTGTCGGCTTCGTTAAATGAATCCGCTTTAAATTCTGCCCGCGTTCTTTGGACTGGAATTTTAACTATTTTTTTTTCGTCTGCCATGCTACAAATATATATATTTTTTGTAATAATTACATTTTTTTGCAATTATTTTATTTTTACTGTGCAAAATCTGTATTATCTAACGGAACCGCTAGCGTTATCGGTCTACGGAAACCACCGTCAGCCTTCCAGGCTGCTATAACTGCGTCGCCCATTGCAGGGAATTTCGGTAGGCGTAATACTTCCGGCACGAACACCAACACCGTACGCGTCCAACGTACGTTTCAAATCTTCGGCGTTCATACTTCCAGGTTCGCCGGCTCCGATTGCCGGATCCGCCACCGCTTCCGGTTTTATGATCCAGTCCACGTCTACCCCTGCGTCTTCAAAAGTTTTTTTATCTGCTTTAATCTGATCGAGTAACGTTTCCGGATTATAGCCGCGACGCTTGCACGCTTCGGTCCATGAAATTAAACCGGCCTTCAATTCGATAACTATGGCGTTTAACTCTTTAACAGGGTCCAACATTTGCCGGCCCGGTGGTGTCCATTCCACCCCAACGCGTTTATTAATAACGCCGCGGAATTGTAACCCTTCGATAAACCACTCCCATATCTTATCGCAAAATTGCGGAATAACTACGTTATACTGCCAGTCTTCCACCTGCAGACCCGCTTCTATGTGTCCCATTCTTCCACTGGAAAAATTAACGTTAGAATAATCGCCGGCGAACTGTTCATAACTTAAACCAAAACCGGCCGCGTTCTTCTGTTGGTTTTTCGTAACGTATTCAGAAAATGACTGCGGCGTCGGTGTAGAAGGAAACGTTATTGTTTCGCCGTTTTTTAATCTTTGAAACATTCCCGGTTCGATATATTCCGGGCTTTCTATGCTGTCGTTATTATTGTCTGGATCTAATTCTCCAGTAATGATTCCGGCAAATGATGCGGACGCTTTTAAAGCCATAAGCGCAGCGTCTTCGTAGTCGTCCAGGTCGCGCATGTTTAACATAGCCGAAACACCCGTAGGAATTCCGCGAACTTGGTCCGGGAAGTCCATATAAAAAACCTGCAGCATGTCCGAAACCGGAACGAAGACAGGCGCTAGTCGTAGCGTGTAGTCATTTTTAGGGTCGTGGTTAAAAACCCAGTACCCTAATTTTCGGCCGCGGCTGTCGAATTCTACGCCTTGCACTGTGAAATTACCTTCTTTGTGGGCTATTTGAAACGAATTTTTTTGATGATCGACCATCGAAGGCCCTATTACCTGTATTTTAAAAGGTATGCGACTATTTGCGTCGCGCTGTTTCATAATAAACGCTTCGCCCTGCATAGTTACCGTTCGCATCATTAGCGACTGTATTCCACCCATATACATAGCGCCGTTAAAGTCGCACGCTGTAGATTCCGCGAAGGCCTTCCATTCTGATTTAATTTTTTTTATTTCGGCAGCCGTTAGCGGTTTTTCGCCAACTGCAGAAACAGGCGTCGGCATTATTCCGGTACCAATTACGTTATTTTGTATTTTTCTATGCGCAGAAAAAACAGAAGAATTATTTTTATAACCACCGATGGAACGCTCTCTTAAAATAGTGAGCGCTTTTAAAATATCGTTGTTTTGATTTCTGGCGTTCATGTCGCTACTGGTCCACCCGTCGCCGCGTCGTCCTTTAGTTGCTGCGTCATAAGCACGCTGTCCCCGCAAAATTATAGCTTCCTGCGCCCTGTGTTTTGCGCGCTCCACCGCAAGACCTGGGCTAATAATAGATATAGCTTTTTCTAACAAATTAAATTTCATCTAGTAGTTATTACGGTTGCGGCAGTTAGTCCCTTTATTGAAGGACACAAACGTCCTGCCTTTGTTAGTATTTTCGTTTGGGTATAATTGGGCGTACATTAACGACTGTATTCTGATCATGTCGTCCAGACTTCTATACGTTACTTTTTTGTCGCCGTATTCTACAGTTAACGCCCCCGTAGCTATAGCCGCGGAAATAGTCTGGTATTCGGCCAACGTGTAAACTGGTGTAGGTGGTGGCATAATAAAAATTTATTTGGTAAATGTAATAAAAAAATACAAATACAAATATTTTTTTTATTTTTTCCAGAAACCACCCTGTCGTCGCGGTGGTTGTTTTTTTACCGAAGCCGACTGCGGAACTGCCACGGCAGGAACGCGCCAGGCTATTTTTATTTTTTCCCATCGATCCGGTGTAAAACGATCAATACCCATTATAAAAGCCGCAGCCCTAGCATAACACCGAACGTCTAACGCTTCGTTACGCTCGTAGCGTTTGACCCATTGGTACGATATTTTGCCGGTTTTTTTATTTTTTAATAACTGCAACTGTTCCGCTGTAAGCATTTTAAAATAACTGCGATCATATTCCGGGAAGTGACAATAGCCGGACGGGTATATATCGGGACCGCCTTCCACTGCTATAGCCTTCAACTTCAAAAATCCGTATAGTTCCGATTTCAACAACGACACACCCAGACCCCAGACTTTCGCGGATCCTATTTTTTTACCAGACTTTGCCACGTTCAAAACTTTAGGCGCCGAAACCATAACGTCCAGGCCGTCCATTCCCTTAATTGGAATAACGCGGTCGTAACCCATCGACGCGCAAAAATCGTAAACAGTTTTTGTATTATATCCACTATCCACGCAGGTTAATTTTATCGGCATAGCAGACCCGTCCGCGTGGGTAAACTGTTTGTTAATCAGTTCGCGCAGTTGCTCCCATGTGTCTTCCTTCGAAGTGTCGCCGACTATAACAGTGTATTGTACAGAATACGAAACGCGACCGATACCCCACCCGACCACTTCGCACTCCAAACGGTCCGGCTGCACGTCGACGCCCATCGTTAAAAAGTACGTGCCTTCTGGCGCTATTCCTATCGGGTATTCTTCGCGACGGTTATATAAATTTTCATAGTCTGGGACTTCGCCCTTCACTTTGTAAGTTTCGCCCAGTACTGTATTTATAAAAGTCCGTTCTTTGTTTACGTCGTTTTCAGTATCCAGAAAATCGCGAACCGCTTCTTCCCACGAATAGAAGCCGGCAGGCGAATACAGACTGGATAAATGAAAAGAAGCCCGTCGCGGATTGCTCGAAGTTTTCGTTGGTATCCATTTCGCGCGGCCCGCTTCGCTGTAGCCTTCTTCCGGAAGCATTAACGTTTTATGTCGTTCTTCGTGCAACCCGCCGCAGTTCGGGCAGGCCATGCGGGCGGTTTCCGGCTTACCTTCCGCCCACGTCAAACAGTCGAACGTCATAACAAAAAGTTCGCCACAAGTCAAACAGGGCACGTTATAATATCTGCAGTCGCCCTTCTCAAATTCGGCCGCTATTATACTTTCGCCTTCGTTAGTGGGTGTTGATGCTTTGAAAATTTTCTTATCTGAAAACGTACGCGTTCGCGCTTTAGCCAGATCGACCGGCGAACCTTCGTCGCCTGCAGAATGTGGAAACCTGTCGACTTCGTCTAAGAATAATTTTTTAACCGGTGTACTCGAAAGTCCGACCGGCGAATTAGCGCCGACCATCATAAGCACACCGCCCGGAAATGATTTCGAATTGATCGTGTTTTCCGCGTCCTTCAATCCAACAGCCTTAATTTTATTTTTAAGTACCGGCGTACTGTTTATCATTGGTGTAATTCTGGTGCGGGAATTCTTTTTTATGGCTTCGTCGGTAGGCATAACCAACAGCATAGGACCCGGATCGATGTCGATTGTATAACCTATCCAGTTGTTACCGGCGTCGGTGGCTCCAATTTGCGCGCCCTTCATAAAATCGATTTCCTGCATGTCGGACGTTTTACCCAAACAGTCCATTATTTCGCGAAGGTACGGCGTGCGTTCGTATCGATACGGTCCAGGCTCCGAACTGGAAACACTGGTTAAAATTCTATTTTCGTTGGACCACTGCGAAACCGTTAGCCGCAGAATAGGACGAAGGCCTGCCGTTAACGCTTTAGCAATTATATTTTTTTCTGGATCTGGCGTTCCTTTTTTTTCTTCTTCCATCTTAAAAAATTAAGGTTTCGGAGTTCGAAACGTTATTTAACGTATTATAGATTTCTTCGTCCAATACCCGCTTCGCTTTGGCGCGATCATCCGAAACCGCCAGTATATTATCAATGGCCCGGTTTGTTATTCCTTCAATAGCTACACGAAGTTCCGTCCCGAAGGCGAAAAGCACCGCGTCTATTTTATCCTTCGAAACCACCTGCGAGCGTTTTTCGGCGTATGCTAGTCGCAAAATTTTAACCTTCAAAATTGCGGCCTGTCGTTCGGCTTCCGTTTTTAGTATGGTGTCCGGCGTGTCTTCTTCTTCGGTCTGGTCGTCGATGTTTGCGGCGTCCTGTTTGGACACGTGCGGCAGTTTTTCGGACATGACTTCCGCGACCACCTGGTCGGCTGTTTGCGGTTCCGGTTTTTCTTTTTTGACTTTTGGAAGCGCAGCCGCTTTTTTAGCTTCCGGCTTGATCGCTACAGGTGTCGCCACCAGAAATTCCGGAAGTATCGGTTTGCCCCATTCCGCAGCGGCTATTTGTGGAATATATTTTTTGTCGGCCGTCACTCCGTTAATAATCGAAGATCGTTCGACAGCCTTCCGAACGGCACCTTCGGACTGTCCGACCATTTTAGCAAACTGGCGGCCCGATACTGGTTCTAGTAGATTCATAAAAATAGTGCGCACCGACATAATGGCAGTACGCACCAAAGATATAAAATTTTACTTTGTGCGTACCTAAAAAATTCAGTCTGTTTAAAAATTTCGGGAGTTCTCCGAC